TCCAGAGCCAGCCCTGGAGGGAGACGATGCCGTTCCAGATACCAATCACGATGTTCTTGCCAACGGAGTACATGGCCCCGCCGAGCCAGGACACCGCGTTCACGAGCCATGGGCCGATCCGCGCGAACACCCCGGGCAACCCGATGATGGCCCGATAGATGTTGCCGGGGAGGTTGATGAATTGCTTGATGGTCCAGCCGATGCCGTACCCGATCCAATACCCAAGCTTGGAGATGGCGACCGAGGCCCAGTGCTCCAGCACGCCCGGGAGTGCGGAGAAGAACCGCGAGACGTTCCCGGGGAAGTCCTGTATCCACTTCTGGACCGCCTTGATGCGCCCGGGGATCTCGTCCATCTTGGACATGAACGTTCCGATCTGGAACGCCAGTCCGCCGAACGTGTTGACGAACTTGGAGATTTGCGCCTGGACCTTGGGGTCCCCGAGGTAATCGGCAATGGTGTGGATGACCTTGGCCAAGTTGTCCCATGCATCGGTCCCGCCGATGTCCGTCCCGAAGAGGATGGATATGACGTCCCCCGCGATGCGCGCAAGGTCCGTGAGCATGTCGAACACCGTGCCGAGGATGTGGGCCGCCTTGCCCATGAAGGCGTCCAGCGAGCCATTGTCATCCATCTTGGCAATCCAGTTGGAGAACTGGATGATGATGCCCGCAATCTTGGTACCGATCACGTCCAGCACGGGCGAGGCCGCCCGGGTGAGTCGGCCCCACGCATCGATGAACGGACCCGCCAGCGCTTGGCCAATCTTGCCGATCATCCCGCGGAACGCATCCACGCCCACCATGACATTCTTGATGAACTGGGGATCGGAGAGGGAGTCAAAGGCGGTCCGGACAACCCCGTTGATCGTATCGGCCATGTCCCCCAATCCCTTGCGGAGCGCGGGCAACCACCGTTCGGCGAGGGTCTGGAGCTTGCCCGCGAGTCCCGCAAAGAGACGCTGTTGGACGTCCAGGCGGAGGGCATCAAACGCGGGCTTGAGTTCCTTGAGCTTGTCCAGGAACGCCTGGGCATTGGCCGCAATCTTGGGGAGGACCGCGCCCGCCGCCGCGCCCGCCGCTCCGGCGGCGGCGGTCTTGGTCGCCAGGTCCTTCTGGGCGTCCCCGAGCCGTTGGACCGCCAAGGCGTGATTCTGGACCGCGTCCTGGAGATCCCGACTGGCCCGCGCCTCATCCTTCTTGGCGGCGGTTACCTCGTCCGATCCTTCAATGCCCTTCTTGCTGGCGTCCCCGTACTCCTTACCGAGGTCATCGGTCTTGTCCTTAGCGTCCTCCACCGCCTCGGCTTGCTTCTCCACCGCAAGCTGGGCCTTGGCAATCTCGTCCGGGTTGCCGCGCGCCTGGGCCAGGCGTAGCTGTTGCTGGGCCTCCAGGAGGTCCTGGGTGGCCACCTTCTGGTCCGTCTGGGCCTCGCGGTATTCGCGGTTCAGGTCCTCCAGCTTTTCGCGCGCCACATCGTGGGCCTTGGCCACCGCCATCTGGGCGTCCGCCAGTGCCTTCTGGGCGTCCGTCACATCGCGGCTGGACCGGGCCACGTCCCGCTGGGCAGACTCCACCGCGCGGATCTTGGGTGTGAGGTCCACCTTGGGCGCGGCCCCGCCACCGCCACCGCCCCCGGACTTGGGCGCGTTCATCGCGGCCCAGTTCTCCGAGAGGCCGGACATGCCCATCTTGAGGACAGCGATGGCCGCGATTGCGCCGGACAGCATCGCGGGTATGGCCGCCGCCGCCCCGCCGAACGCATAGATGGCGGGGGCGGCCACGGTCTGGAACACCACAAGGCCGAGGGCCGCGATGATGAGGCCAGAGATGGAGGAGAGCATCCCCGCCGCCGAGGAGCCCGCGGACGAGAGCGAGGAGGCGAACGAGCCCGCGCCCTGGCCTACGCGGGAGAACACCCCCATGAGGCCGCCGACCTTGTCAACGGCATCATCCCCCTCCTCTGCGGTGTTCTTGAGTTCCCCGCGGATCTTGGTGAGTTGGGAGATGAGCGAACGGTCCCGGTTGATCTTGCCGAATAGGGTCTTGTCCCCGGTCCGCTCAAACTCCTCGGACAGCGCGCGCACGCGCGTCTGGGCCTCGGCAATCTGGCGGTCCAGGTTCTCGGTCCCCGCCCCCGCCTTCTTGAGGGCGTCCTCCGCGGACGCCCCCGCCCCCCGGAAACCGTTCGCCACCTTGTCCAGGACACGCCCCAGCCCAGAGTCACGCGCGATGACGTTAAAGATCAGGCTGGTATCGGCCACTGGACTACTCCTCGTCCTCGGTCTTGCTCTCGTGCCGTTCTAGCCATGAGGCCAGGATCAAGAAGTCCTCAACCGCGAGGTCCCCCACCTCCCGCGGTGTCCAGCCGAAGTGATACGCGAACAGACCTAGGAGCTTGACTCTGCGGTCTCGGAGGGGGTTGGGGCTTTTCCCAGGTCTTCCGGGGTCAGCTCCTCGGTGCCCTTGATCAGGCGCGTGGCAATCTCCATGTCCAGGCGCTCCAGGGTCTCGGACTTGGCCTGGTCATCCATGGAGGACTCCTCCACCTCCCGGCGGAGCTTCTGGAGGTCCGACAAGGAGTAGTCCAGCTCCACCTCCCCGAACATGAAATCCGGGACGTCCTCCATCTTGAAGGTGGGGTGGTCCAGCGAGAGGAGGTGCCACATGAGCACGCGGCGGGCCTTCACTTCTCCGGCCTGGATTGCGGTGACCCACTCGGAGTACCGCGCGCCATACCGCTTCTCAATCATCTCGGCCCGGTTCGCGCGCACTCGCATGGGCTGGAACTCGCGTTCCCACGCCAGGTCCTCGCGGACGGAACCGTCCTCGTTCTCGGGCTTGTACTTGACCAACATGTGATCAGACCTTCCTTGCTATGCGGTCGGCGGTGTGGTTGGCGGCCTCCTGGACCGCCCGCCGGTACTGCTCTCGATGGGACTTTAGCGGAACATCGAACCACCCGGGCTTGCCGATCTGACCGACCCATTTCGGGGCCGCCAGCGGACCGTGGACACCCTTGCCTAGGGGCCGCTGGACCACCGGGTGACGCCATCCGCCGGGGAGCTGGGTCGCCTTGGGGGCGTTCTTGAATCCCCGCGGGGACTTGTTCTTGGGGACGCGGACCTTCACCTTGGCTTGGCGGGCCGACAGTGACACCTGGGTCTTGACGTTCTTGGCGATGGACGCCCGCAACCCGGGTCCCTTCTCCAAGAGCCCACGCGAGGGCATGGACATGATGCTGGCCTTTGCCTCATCCGCCGCGGGCCGGACCGCCGCGCGGAGGTTGCGCACGAACTCCCGCCGCATGACCGCGCCATCCTCTTCGTACTTGATGGCAATGGCCAGGTCCACGAGGTCCGGTGACGTCACCTCCGCGCGGATCATCAGGAGGTGGCCCGGACCACGGCACCCGTGGAGGGCCAGGTGAGCCCGCCGGTTTCCGCGGTGTCGCCCACGGAGCCGGAGATCGGGTTGTACTGGCGGAGGTTGAGGGCACCCGTGTACGCGGGATTGGAGGTGGACCGCGCGCCGTTGTTCATGCGGACCTCAAACGTGGGCTGGGTAGCGAACAGGGGCCAGAGGATGGAATCCAGGGCCGCCACCGCCATGTCTTGCTTGAAGGTCACCGCGACGGACGCGGACTTGATGCCGGACAGCTCCTCGTGCCATCCGCCGGAGCCAAACGTGGTGATGTCCTTGGACTCCGCCTCCACGCTGAACTCAATGCGAGAGCAGTACGCGGAGATGTCGGTACCGCCCACGATCAACATGGACGCCAACATCACAGACTTAGCCATGATCCAACTCCTTCTAGGCCGAGACGCCGATGGCGCTCATGAACAACAGGGACGGGGTGGACCCCGCGATGGTGTACGAGATCCTTACGTACTGATCGGTGATCGGCCCAGCAATGCGGAACACCTGGCCGCCGATGGCTGATTGCGCGTTGAACGTGAGTCGCGTGGTGGGACTGCCGAACCCCGCGGTGGCGGCGGTCTGGATGGTGGCGGTCACGGACGCGCCCACGGTGAGGGACATGAGGTGGAGCGTGCCCACGAGGTACTGGTTAGCCAGGACCGGAGTGGCCAGGGCGCTGTACTGGAAAATGGTCCCGGTACCGGTGGCGGTCCGGATGGTTGGGGTGGCGACGATGAGGCCGCGCGCCAGGGACCACGTGCCCATCCACTGGCCTTGCCACGGGACCACGTCCCCCACCTGGCCGCCGAGCGTGTAGCTCTGGCGGTTGTATGCGGTGAGGTACGCCAGTGCGCCGTCCGCCGCCGTTTGCGGGGCGACCGTGACCGGGACCGTTGCGCCCACCGAGGCGTAGGAGGAATCGTCCACCATGGACAAGTCCCCGGCCTCCCACTGGCCCGCGCCCGTGATGGTGGTGGACCGGATGCCGGACAGCTCCTCGTGCCACGTATTGCCGGTTGCCGTAAAGGCGGTGGTGTCCTTGGACTCCGCCTCCATCTGGATTTCCAAGCGGTTGTTCCGCGTGGTGTAGTCGGCCCCCGCCCCGAATAGGCGGACGTTCTGGAGGGTGAACTTGCTCATGACCTCAACTCACAATCACGCGGACGGAAAGGTTTGCGCCGTACAGGGTGCCGTTGTCGCCCACCGAGATCATCCCGTACCCCGAGATATCGAACAGGTACAGGTCATCGGCGGCCCCGCCTAGCGCGCTCTGTCCGGGTGCGCCACGCATGGCCCACAACGCGGCGCGGACCTTGCCGTTGCGGGAGATGAGCGCGTCCAGCAAGCGCTGGCCGCTCTCGTCCTCGGCGGTGGAGGTGAACACCGAGATGGTCACCACCATCTCCTCCATGCCTGGACCCAAGGCGTTGCCCATGGTCCGGGACGGAGTGATCTGGACTTCCCCCACCACGATGCAAGGGAGGTTCATGGTGTCCGGCAACCCGTGATAGACGTCGATGCCCTTGGGCATGGCCGCGCGGAAGTCCTCCACCATGGAGTCCTTGATGGCCCCGACTTCCCCGCCATCACCGAGTAGGGCTAGAAGGTCACTCATGCGAACCCCGGAGTCATGAACGGAAAGAGGAGGGCGTGGACGTCGGGGTCTGTCCGGCTCACCCGAACGGCACCCCAGTCCGCGGAGGTGATCACGCCCTGGGGCGAGTCCTTCCGGCGGTACAGGCGGGCGGCCAGGAGGCGCGTGGCCATCTCAATCTGGGCGGGGATGGTGGGCCATCCCCAGCGGGCGGTCACCTGGATGGAGTCGATCCCGCCGGAGAGGGTGGCGTCCGCGATCCCCAACCACTGGATGGGCTCTCCGAGGTTGGGCGCGCCCGCGGGACCGTAGGTCCAGGTCCCCGCAACCCAGGAGGTGTACGTGTTGGTGAACATGGACCCGCCGCCGACCGCGAACCCGACCGTGGAGGCGATGGCGGGAACCGAGATGGCGGACCGCACGTACGCGCGCCCGTACCCGGGCGGGATGCGCCGGACGTTACCGGCAAGCTCCACGATGCGGGCGGTGGCAACGGTGTCCGCGCGGAAGGCCCCGGGCCAGAGGCCGCACTCCACATCGACCATGCGGGACGCGGCCATGATGCTGGCCTGGATCATCTCGTCCCGGTCATCGGTGGTGATCTTGCCCAGTTGGTTCTTGACCAAGGGGAGTTCTG